GTTCCTATACGCAAGAAGAAGTTGATATGCTCTTACAACGCGAAAGCGATAGACGAGTTTCTTCTGCATTAGCAAAGCAAAAAAAAGAATATGAGAAGAAGCTTTCTCTTTCTCACCTTGACGAAAATCAACGGGCTGTAGAGGAAAAGAACATTCGTATTTCCGAATTGGAAGAACAACTAAAAGAGTTCCGCACCATTCAGGCCAAAAACGAAGTTATTAAGGTTCTGGATGCCCGCGGCTTATCCCCACAATTTGCGGATTTACTTGCTATTGATGATGATATTGAGCAAGCGCAAGCCCGCATTGATACCTTGGACAGCCTTTTTAAGAAGTCTGTTCAGGAAGAAGTTAAACGCCGTCTTGCTACCCCTACACCCAAAGTAGGAATGAATGAGGGCGAACTTAATCACGAGAAATTTTCTAAAATGTCTATGAAAGAAAGACAAGAATTATATACCCAGAACCCCGATTTATATAAGAAATTATCTGGGCGTTAATTTTGGAGGTAAAAACATATGGCTAACACTGTATATAGCAATTTCGTTCTACAAGATAAGATTACCGATTTACTAACCACTTATGTAAATACCCGTTCCCTAATGACGATTGACAATACCCTTGCTGAAAACGCTGGTATGAAGAAAACCATTAATACTTACACCTATAACGGCAGCGTTTCCGCTGTTGCTGAACGCAGCGGCAATACTTCCGCTGGTTCCGCTTCTTTCGTTAGTAAGGATTATACTGTTGCTGTTCTACAACAAAAAGCCGACTATACCGATGAAGATATTATGAAGGATGACGCCATTCTTGATGTTATTATGAAGGGTGCTTCTCAAGTAATGGCTAATAAGCTAACCGCAGACTTCTATGCTGCCCTTGAAGCTACCGATGGCGCCGCAAGCAATCCCCAAAAGTTAATTGGTACTACTACCTTTACTAAGGGCGGCTCCATTGGCTATGAAACTATTGTTGATGCGATTGCCGATATGAATGTTGAGGATGAAAGCCAACTATTCCTGCTCATTTCTCCCGCTTGGAAAGCCGCCATTCGTAAGGATGCCGATTACAAGTCCGCTCAAATGGGCGAAGTTGTTTATAACGGTATGATTGGCACAATCGCAGGTATTCCCGTTATCGTTTCTAAGGCTCTAACTGGTAAAAACAAAGCCTATCTAATGACTAAGGAAGCAATTACCTGCTTTATGAAGAAGGATGTAGAAGTTGAGCAAGACAGAAACCCCAATACCCGCGTAAATGATGTATATTTCCGCACTGCGTATGTAGTAGCCATTACTGACGCTACCAAAGCCCGCCGCATTGAGGAAGCTACTGCCTAACAGGAGGGGCAACAGCCCCTCCCCTTTTTTAAGGGGGTATGGATATGACACCAATCCAACGCATTAAGACGCTATTGGGCGAAAGCGATAATAACGCCTTAGACGCAATTTTAGAAATTTGCCTTGATGCCGCAGAACAGGAATTTCTTTCTTATACTGGACGCAACGAAGTTCCCGTAGCAGCCAAACCCCTAATTGAGCAATTAGCCATTCTACGCTATAACCAAATCGGAAATGAGGGACTTTCTTCCCAATCCTACAGCGGCAACAGCGAAAGCTATTTATCTGATTATAGCGATACATTAAAAGCCAACCTAAATAAGTGGCGTAAATTGAAGCTGCTATGAGCATTAAGAACAGACAAAAGGAAGTTGAGGTTCTAAAGCCGCTGGAAACCGCAACAACCTTAGAAACCAAAACCGAATATGAAACAGACAGAAAAGTTCATATGGCAATCAGCCTGTTAAGCGGCACAACCGCGAACACCAACAATACCATTTATTCTTCTTCAACTCATACTGGCCTAACGAAAGATAGAGCCATTACAACCGCAAACCGCATTAAGAGCGGCAGCGACACCTATACTATCACCTATGTAAATAATGATGGCAGATACGCTACCGTTTTTATGAGTTTAGTAAAATGAGCAGCGTTCTTGTAAATGCGAAAGAGGTTCTACAAAAACTGAATCTCTTCAAACAAAAATTGCCCGAACGAACCCGTGAGGGAATGGAAAAGGTTTGTCTAAAGGTAGAAGCAGACAGCAAGAAAAATTGTCCTCCTTCTATCACTGGCAACCTTAGAGCAAGCATTACCCATAAAGTTATAGATGAAGAAGATGGAGAAATTGCGGGCTATGTTGGCTCCAATTTAGATTATGCTCCCTATGTCCATTAGGGAACAGGCATTTACGCCATTGAAGGGAACGGCAGAAAAGAAGTTCCTTGGAGCTATTACGACGAACGAAAAGGCGAATGGCAAAGCACGAAAGGTATTAAGCCCACTCCTTTTATTCAAATGGCGATTGACGAAAATATGGACGATATAATTAATTACTTCAAGGGGGTAATGGAAGATGGTGATTAAAAAACTCATTGCCCTTTTGCGGGCTAATCCTCTTTTAGCCGCGTTAAAGATTGAACCCTTTGCGGTTGAAGGAATACAAAATAGTATTGTCTATACCTTTACCCCAATTTCCGATAACAACATTGTTCGGAAAGACAGGTTAGAAATACATATTATTTCCAAAGATTATGAAACCTTATTTTCTATTGACAAAGCAGTTAGAGCCACATTATTAACCACTGGTGATGCTCCTTTGTGTGATGGCATTTATAAGGTTGATGCTAACGGCGGCGGCACAATGGAAGATGCCGCAACAGGAACAAAGCACTTAATTACATACTTCTATGTAGTAAGTGATGGAGGTATTAGAAATAATGGATAAGAATAATATCATTTTAGGTTCTGGTAATTTATATATTGCCGCTTACAGTTCTGAAGCTGGTATTCCCGCTGACGCAGTTATTGAAAGTGAAACCAATTCTATGGGACGCATTTAGGGCGGCGCTACTCTGGAATATAAGCCCAGCACCTACGAAGTAAAGGACGATACCCAATATGTTGTAAAGCGCTTCATTCAAAGTGAAGAAGTTTCTTTCAAAAGCGGCGTTCTTACTTGGGATATGGCGAATCTTGAAAAGTTAGCTGGCGCTTGCACCAAAACTACAGATAACAGCACCCACAAAACTACCATTAAGGTAGGCGGCAGGGGTTCCAACGGTTTAACTCCCTATGTTATTCGTTTCGTTCATAAGGACGATGTGAAGGAACTACGCATTACTCTTGTTGGCACAGCCGCAAACGGTTTCAGCCTTGCCTTTAACCCTGACAAGGAAACCGTAGTAGATGCGGAATTTTCTGCTATGTCCAGTGATGATGACGGCACCTTAGTTATCGTAGAGGAAACCCCTGTAAGTGGTTCTTGATAAATGGGGAAGAGTATTCTTCCCCTTCTTTTTATAAATGGAGGTAAAACAAATGGCGAAGATTTTAGATTTATCTGTATATAATGATGAAACATTAGATATTACTATGCTTGACGGTTCTGTTCTTCACATTAAGAAACCCACTCAAGCCCTTGTAATTCGTATGGTAGAGCTATCTCAACTACAAGAAAACCAGCCAGAAAAGGTATTGGACGGCTTAGTTGAACTTTGTGCCGCAATTTTGAGCAACAACAACGATGGCATTACCTATTCTGTTGAGCAAGTAGCCAATGAATTAGATATTGTGCTTGTTTCCGCAATCATTAAGGCATATAGTGAATTTACCAAAGAATTACAATCAAACCCTATTTAAGTGTTCCTTCTTATCCTTCTGCTGGTGATGAGAACACAGAAACGCAATTCGCCTATATGGATAGCATTCGGCAGGTAATACAATATAGCGGGCTAAATTACAATGAGGTAATGTAGTTGCCTACAGATTTGTTCCTGCTGATGCGCAAAAACTATATTGTGGATAATTTGCGGCAGACAGAAGAAGGACGCAAATATTTAGCGGATTGCGAACGCTTAAAACAAACAGAACCTGATTATCAAGCACTTCACGCACGATATAAAAAGGCAGGTGAATAATGCTTGGCAGAACTTGATTTAGGCAAACTTTCTATTAAAATTGAACTGAATAACAAAGAAGCCAATGAGGGCTTGGATGAAACTACCGAGAAAGTAGAAAATGTAGAGAAAAAAGGCGGCGGCAAGTTAAAGGCTTTTGGTAAAGCCGCTGCTGCTGGTTTTGCCGCTGTTGGTGCCGCCGCAGTGGCAACAGGCAAAAAACTTCTTGATATGACAAACACTGCCGCCACTACCGCTGATAACATTGATAAAGCGTCTTAGCGCGTAGGATTTTCAAAACAAGCCTATCAGGAATGGGGCTATATATTAGGGCAAAACGGCGTTGATATGAAAGCTCTGGAAACTGGTATGAAGTCTATGCTGGAAGTTATGACAGGCACCAGCAAAGACGGTTGTGCCGCAATGGAGAAGTTAGGGCTTTCCATTGAAGGAATGTCGCAGGAAGAAGCCTTTAACGCAACAATAACCGCCTTACAAGGCGTTGCTGATGAAACACAAAGAGCCGCTTTAGCTGCTGATATATTTGGTGCTAAAGCAGGGCAACAATTAATGCCGCTTCTTAACCAAACTTCCGCAAGCACGGAAGAATTAAGGCAAAACGCTTATAATTTGGGAATTGTTCTTTCTGACGATGCGGTTAATGCTGGCGTTGTTTTTGGCGATACATTAAGCGATATGAATTAGGCGATTACAGCGGTTTGGAACCAAATAGGCGTTGCTTTGATGCCTATTTTAACCGAACTTATGAATATCGTTATTGCCAATATGCCGCAGATTCAAGCGGCAATTCAGGCGATTCTCCCAGATATAACAAGTTTATTTGAATAGCTTGTTCCTATTATAGAACAAATCCTTCCTATTTTAACAGACGCAATTATTCAGTTAGCACCCTTGCTTTTAGAATTATTACCTCCACTGATTCAACTGATTGCTGAAATTTTGCCGCCTATAATTGACTTACTAAATATTGTCATTCCAATTATTGTAAGTATCATTGAGTGGATAGCAACTCTAATTGCTGGTATTTCCGATGGTTCTATAAATATCCTACAAATCATTACGGATTTAGCCGCTTCTATTGGTGAGTGGTTAGCCAGCTTATGGGAAGCCTTTACAACTTGGTTGTCTAATTTATGGACGAACATTTCAACTTGGTTCTCTAATTTAATCACTAATGTTGGAGATTGGTTTTCTGGTATTTGGGACAATGTTTCAGCTTTCTTTACCAGTATATGGGAAGGGCTAACTTCTTTCTTCACAAATGCTTGGACTGCTCTAACTACTTTCTTTGAACCTCTTATTACCTACTTCACAACCCAATTTGAATTAATCAAATCTATCTTTACTGGTATTGTTGATTTTATCGTCAATGTTTTTACTGGTAATTGGGGTGCTGCGTGGGAAGGTGTAAAGAGCGTATTTACAAACATTGCTACTGCTATTGGCAACGCCTTTAAGGCTCCTATCAATTTCATCATTGGCGTTATCAATGGCTTTATTGACGGCTTAAACAAAATTAAAGTTCCCGATTGGGTGCCCGGTATAGGCGGCAAAGGCATTAATATCGCAAAAATTCCAATGCTTGCAGAAGGCGGCGATATTAAATTAAGCGGTGCCGCGATTGTTGGCGAAGCTGGCCCGGAAATCTTAGAGCTTCCACGCGGAGCCAAAGTTAGCCCGCTAAAAGAGGGCGAAGGTGTAGGCGGCAACAAAACCAACAACATTACACAAAACAACTACTTTACACAGAAAGAGCTTTCTCCCTATCAAGCCCAACTTGAAGTAAAGCGTCTTTCCCGTAATTTGGCAGGTGCTTTCTAATGGAGAAAATTACTTATACAAACTCTTTAGGCGATAGCCTTACCTTTGATTATACAGGCGAATACATTCTAACCGATTTTACAGGAATGGCGGCGGCAGATGTTAGCCCCGCCACAACCGCAGGATATAAGCAGCACGGCGAAACCCTGAATGATGTTGTTTTAGGTATTAGGGTAATGACATTGAATATTCTGCTCTACGGAAATCGTTATGAGAAGAAGCGCAATCTTGACAGGCTTTTTAATCCTTTATACGGCGAAGGAACCCTAATCTATACAAACGATTACCAAAGCAAAATGATTAAGTGTATCGCTACCGTTCCCCCGCAAATTACAAAGCGGGAAGGGTGCCTGTTTATTGCAGAAGTAGAGCTTACCGCACACAATCCTTTTTTCTATGATGTTGCTGAAAACGCTATGAAGATGGATGATTTTACAGGTGGCTTGAAATTCCCTTGGGCGGCACCATATATTAAGTTCGCTCAAAAGGGCGATATTTCCCACATTACCAACACTGGCGATTACCTAACCCCTGTAAGAGCAGAATTTAGAGGGGACGCAATTAATCCTTGCCTTACCCTTGACACAACAGGCGAATATATCAAGGTTGCTACCACCTTAGATGTTGGGGAAAAGCTATGGATTAATACCGAATACGGCAACAAAACCGTTCAAAAGGAAGCCGCAAACGGCACCTTAACCAGCGCCTACAATTTAATTGATATTCATTCTTCTTTCTTTTCTTTGCCTGTTGGCGAAAGCAAACTTTCCTTTAGCTCTGACGGCGGGCAACCAGAAGTTTATCTGTATTGGCGCAACCGCTACTTGGGGGTATGATGTATGGCAAGTATTTACTGCTACAAATACGGAGAACCCAAACTTTCCCTACTTGGTGTCATTGATGATTTTACTTCCTTCAACTTTACCCGCTCCTATAGCGGTATTGGAGAATGGCAGCTTGTTCTTGATGGTTCATCCCTTAACGCCCAGCGTGTTAAGGGAATGGACTTCATTTCTATTGGCGAAGATAAAGCAGGGCTTGTGTAGCACTATGAAGATACCATTGAGGACGGCGAACATACCCTAACCTTTTCAGGCGTGGAACTTAAAGGGTTGGCAAGCCGCCGCATTGTAATTCCTCCTACTGGTGAAGCATACGAAACCTTTACAAAATCTTCCCCAGAATATGTAATTGCGAATCTTCTAACAAACCAGCTTCTTAATCCTACCGTTGCAAATCGCAAAATTGCGGGCACACTGTTAGAGTATGCGCAATCCACAACCAAAATTAGATATGATGGACGCTATCAAAACCTTGAAGAAGAAATTGAAACGCTTGCCACGGCTTATAATGTTGGCTGGTGTGCGTATATTTCTGATAATGTGATTAAGTGGAAAATATGGAACGGCGTAGATAGAACCGCCGCCCAAACCACAAATAACCGAATGATTCTTTCTTATGACTATGGCACAATGAACAACAGCAGTCTTACCATTGAAGATTAGGTTCCTACCTATATGGTAATTGCAGGGCAGGGCGAAGGAGTAGATAGAGCCATAGCCATTATTGATAAAGAAAAATCTGCTCTTACCCGCATAGAAACCTTTTTGGATGCCCGCGATATTAAAGATGATTCTTTACTCCCCCAGCGTGGAGAACAAAACCTTGCGGAATATGGAGACGAGATAAATTATACCGCTACCTTAAGCAATCAAGCCGCGAATCAATACCGCAATGATTTTGATTTGGGCGATATTGGCACCATTAAGGATGATAAAATAGAAAATGATTTGGATTATCGGATTACCGCGATTGAAGAAGTGTATGAAGAAAACCAACTTTCTATAAATATGACTTTTGGTTATGATAAGAACCAGTTAAAGGATGCAATTAAGCGAATGAACAATAAGCGTGATAGCCTGCTTGCCTTGGAAGGTTCCGCTGGCGGCGGTTCTTTGAGTGTTTCAGACGATGGAAACGGCAATGTGGTTATTTCTTAAAGGAGGTAATGGCAAATGGCAACAAAAGAAATGAAAACTCTAAAACTGCCAAATAGTCAGGACATATATAAAATTGTTGATGGTGAAGCCTTGCACTTTACCGAACAAACCCTAACAGAAGAACAAAAGGAACAAGCCAAAATCAACCTTGGACTTGGCAACAGCAGCGGTGTTATCAAATTACTAAGCGGCGATTTGAACGACTACACAGAACCCGGAACACGGATTTTCATTCCTTCTGAAAGTTCCGCAAATGTTTAGAATAAATATTGGAGTAGCAATGTTAATTTATATGTTGAAGTCATTTCGCTTGCCCCGGATAATTCCTTTATTCTTCAATATGGAATTATGTTAGAGAACCGCCGCATACAAATCAGATACTATACTGCTTCAACAAATACTTGGAGTAGTTGGACATATTGTTAGAACAATGCTTATCTAATTAACATTGGGCAGGGCGGCACAGGTGCTAGCACTGCTGATAAAGCAAGACAAAACCTTGGAGCGGCAGCAGCAAACCACACACACAGTGAATACCTTGAGACAAGCAAAATTATTTATTCCAGCACTTAGCCAACTGGTGTTTCTGGTGCTATTTGGCTTAAGCCAGTTTAAGGAGGAATTATAATGGCGAACATAGCCTTAATTCCAACTGCTTCTTGGTAGTTTTATAGTTGGGACACTTCTACCCCATATGCGAACGAACAGCACCCATTAGTAGCCTTTGGCGGCAATGCTGGTTATATACTTGAAATGCCCGCGACTAATATTCCATACCAGAATATCAAGCTTATCACGGTAAATATTGCTGTTGATGCCAGCGGAAACGGCAGTAGCGGCAACATTACCTTTGGTTTAGCCGCAAGTTAGACAAAAACTTATACTGCAACCAAAAATAGAACCCTCTACCTAAACTATACCAACACCACACAAGGTTTTCCAATCCCCTATACGCCTACTTTTTCCCTAAATCAAACTTGGTATCTGATGATTTATTCAGATAGTTATGATTTAGCGGGAAATATAATTACCGTTGTCTTAACCTACACAGAGGATGATAAAACCGTTTCCTACTATGATGGTTCTTCTTGGCAAAAGTGTATTCCCTACTACTATAACGGTTCCTCTTGGCAAAAATGTGTCCCTTACTACTATACTGGTTCTGCTTGGAAAGAATGTAGCACCACATAAAGGGAGGTAAAGATTAATGACTTTAGATTTTTTCGGACTATTTGACTATACAAGCGGTGATGGCGATATTTACGAATATACCGCTACCGAATTTAATACAATCCTGAAAGCAATTACCGGGAACGGCGTTGTTAAGGATTCAGGAAATGAAATGGCTATTACCGCAAACGGTTTAACCATTTCTGTTGATACAGGTATTGCCTTTTGCGAAGGACGTATTGGGCAATTAAAAGCGGCAAAAACTCTAACCCTTGATGCCGCCGCCGCAGATACCCGCACAGATTTAATTGTTATGCGAGTTGATGTTGCTAATCGTCTGGTTAGTATTGAAGCAAAGAAGGGAACTACTGCCCTAACCCAAACAGAAATGATTTATGAAATTCCTTTAGCGGAAGTAGCTGTTGCCGCAGACGGCACAACCACTATTACCGATAAGCGGCAATTTATCTATACTCCAAAACAAGTAATGACAAAAATGAATAATATTACCGCAGGAACAGAAACAGTCTATGCCCGCTATGCGTAAGAGGTGAAGTTATAATGCCTACTATGACATTAAAATATGCTTGTCCTTCTGGTTATTTTAGCGGTGCAAGTATTCCTTCAAAGAACGTTAGCAGAACAGGTATTGGCGGCGCTCCTTCTGATAGCCATACCTATTATAAAATCACTAAATGGAGCGCAAGTTTTTAGGGGCAAGTATATCCCAGCGCTGGTGTAAATTGTAATTTATATGTTGCTGGCAATGCTTTTACTATTAGTTGCGGCAGTTCTTCTAGCACGACAACCTATCGCGGTTGGGGAGGCGGCCCTTTTAATACTGCTATTCTTGATAGCGGCCAGACTGGAACCTTAACCGTTGGCGTTTCCCGTAATTCAAGCGGTTCAGGTAATGCCCTTCTTATGAAGAGTGAAATCACTATCAGCATTGATTATGAATACAACTTTACTCCCTGTTCTGCTCCTTCCAATGTTTGGGTTGATAGTAGCTCTGTTTATGTAAGCGGCACCACTAACCTAAATTGGGACGGTGCCAGCGCTGGCAAGAATATGAGTATTTCCAAATACCAGATATACAGGGCTACAACCGCTTCTGGTGAATACTCCCACTTAGCAGACGCAACAGGAACAAAACTTTCTGTTTCCGCTCCTGCCGCAATGGGCGATAGTTATTATTACAAGGTAAAAACGGTTGGTTCTGTAGAAGGATATGATAGCGATTTATCTTCTTCCTATGCTACCTTAACTGCTAAGACAGTATCAAATTGTTCTGCTCCTTCCGCTATTTCTCTATCTGCCACAACAATAGATGCAGGAGGAACCACAAAATTAACTTGGAGTGGTGCCGCCGCAGGAACAAACAACCCAATTACAGCCTTTACAATCTACTACAGCACAGACAACCAGAACTTCAAGAGCTATCAAATCTATACAACCAGTGGCACAAGCGGCAGCATTAACATAACTCTAAATCCTGCTGCCGATACAACCTACTATTTTATGGTGATTACCAACGGCACCATAGCTGGTTATAACAGCGGTGCTTCCGCTAAAGTTTCTGTTCTTGTGAAAACCTATACCAAATGTGGCAACATTCCTTCTGCTTCTTTCCCTTCCAACATTGCGGAAGGAACCGCACTTCTTACTTGGAGCGCCGCCGCAGATGGGCATAATAACCCCGTAAGCGGCTATAGGATTGATTATCAAGATAGTGCTGATGGTTCTACCTATTCTGCCGTTAAGAACCTAACTACTGCCGCCGCAACAGCTACCCAATATGCTTGTGCGGTAAATCCTAACCGTGGGCAATACCGCCGTTTTATGATTACCGCAGTAGGAGCAAAAAGCGGTTTTGATGGCAATACAACCACAACCCCGGCAATTAAAACAAATCAACTGCCTGTTGTGCCAATTATTAATGTTCCTGTTTCTGGTAAAACCTGCGTTAGCGATATGGCAATGATTGGAATTACTCTTGCCGCAGAAAAAGACGGGCAAGCCCAAAAGGTTGTTCTTTTATTTGATGGCACGGAACACACACCTTCCAATGTTCTTTCTGCTAATGGGCAAAGCTTTTATTTAGGACTAAGCAACCTAACCGCAGGGGAGCATACGCTAAAGGTAAAAGCCTATGATGGACTTGCCTACAGCGCCTATACTGATGAAATTACCTTCACCTATAGCCCCTGTTCCTTTACTGATTCTTCCCCTACAACCGTAAAAGCAGCCCATATAAACGAACTGCGTTCTTATACTAACACTTTGCGTGATTGGTATGGGAAAGCGATAAAAGAATGGAGCGAAACCATTACCGCAGACAAAACAACCGTTAAGGCTAATCACTGGAAGGAACTGCAAACCGCAATTAATGAGGTTGTGCCGCATACCTTCACAAAGGTAGAGAAGAACGGACAAATCAAAAAGAAGGTTCTAACCGAACTCCGAAACGCAATTAGAGAGGGGTGATTACTTTGATGGACACAGTTCTTACCATTTTATAGAACTTTGGTTTCCCTGTTGCTTGTGTTATTGCTGTTGGCTGGTTTGCCATTGACTTTGTAAAAAGGGTTCAAGACGATAGCAAAACCCGCGAGGAAAAGCTGATGAATATGATAACTGCTTGCGGCAAAAAACTTGAGCAAATCACATTAACCCTTGAGAAACTAAGCGAAAGCATTAAGGATTTGAAACAGTAATAAGAACCTTGACTTCTGCCGCCGCAGGTGCTAAAATAATCGTGTGAGGACAGGCAAAAATGCCTAATCGTGTTTTTCGCCTAAAAAGCACCCACACGAAACCCTTATAAATCAGCAACTACAGAGTTTTGGCAGAATATAACGACTGGAAATCGTGTGTGGGCTAATACCCCACCTAGGGTTCAAATCCCTAACTCTCCGCCACGCCCTGAAAGTCTTGATTGATAAGGCTTTCAGGGCTTTTTTGATGTCTCTGGAAAAATAATCGTGTGTTCCAGAGAAATGCAAAAATCGTGTGCTTCGCTTTTTGGCTGAAATCGTGTTAGAGAATTGCCTTATCCTCCAAAAAATGCTAAAATGGAGGAACAAAGACAATGCGAAAAATGAGGGACAGAATAATGGCAGACGAAAGAAATGCACTTTTGGCAAGTTCTATATCCCCTGTTGTTCAAGCTTATGAAATTACCGCAACCAAAGAAGAAGCAGATAGACTAAGCCGCATTAGGGAACAGATTCAAAAGAACATTGATGCGGGCTTAGTTCAGACGCACGACATATCAAGGGCAGATATATTGTTCTTTACAAAGTTCCATACTCCCTTCTATAAGCTGGCAGAGAACTTCATAGCAGAACAAAAAGGGCGCGGCAACGCGGAACAAACCATTATTCATTATGAACAAAGCATTAGAAAGATGGAAAAGTTCTTCTGCTGGCTTACAGATGAAACAGAAGCCTATGAAAAAATGACGAATCAACAACGTTATGAAAAAGGCTCTTTGGAACCCTATGTTATCTTTGAAGCAAATGGTTTTGAAGCGAATTACCGCGAGTTCTTATTGGAAGAAGAAGGAGTTAGCGAACAAACAGTTGCTACCTACTTCCGCGACTATAAAGCCATAGCCTACTACGCTATGGAAAATGATTTGATTGCTAAGCGGGCAATAAAAGTTAAAACAGTAGAGACAGATATTAAAGAGTGCTATACCGATGAAGAAATAGCGAAACTCCTTCGCCGCCCCAAAGAAGATTGTTCTTTTGCGGAATATCGGAATTGGGTTGTGGTGAATTGGCTGCTGGCTCTTGGAAGCCGCGTTAATACCATCGTCAATATTAAGATTAAGGACATTGACTTTGAGAACGAAACTGTAGCTATTAAGGTTCAGAAGAACAAACGCATTTCCCATTATCCACTTGAGCGCAAGCTGGTAAAGATTTTGCGGGAATATATAGACGAATGGTTAGTTGATGAAGATGGTTCTTATCTTTCGGACTATTTGTTTCCTTCTGCTTTCCTTGATTGCGATAAGCCAATGTCAAGGTGTTCAATGGGTGCCGCGATAGCAGAATATAACCGTAAGCGCGGCGTAAATAAGACTTCTATCCACCTATTTCGTCATACCTTCGCTAAAAGGTGGATTATGAGCGACGGCAACATTTATAAACTCAAAGAAATATTAGGACACAGAACCCTTGATATGGTGACAAAATATGCGAACATTTACGGCACGGAACTACGCCCAGCGATAGAGCAACATTCTGTTCTTGCCCAGCACGAAAAGAAGCAAAACAGAGGTAGGTTAATCAAGAGAAAGAATCACAAATAAGAAATCCCCTTACGGTTTGCGCCGTAAGGGGAATTTTTTTATTCCCTAATTGCTTTGAAAGCATTAGCGAACATTTCTTCTCTTTCTTTCTTCTTCTTGGCTTTAGCTGCTTCTGCCGCTTTCTTTTGAGCTTCAATCTTATTGGGGCTTACATAATCGGTGTATTTTTTGAGATATTCAGCACGGATAGAAACAACAGATTTTGTTGTCCATTGAACGCTTCCGTCCTTGTGTTTGCGCTCTTCCATCTTATTACTTTCATCTTCCAACCAACGCAAGGCTTCAATATTCTTTTTTTCTACTGCGTCATTAATCATATCTTGGAGAGTAATACCACGGATGTTTTCAAAATCCAACGCCATAAGTAAGCCACCTTTCTTTTTTTTGATTGGAATTGTGTAGATAGTATAGCATTTGTGCGGCGGCGTTGTCAATACAGTAGAGCCGCAAGCGAACTAAAATTTTGAAAAAACAAAAATTTGTGCTACACTAAGAAAAAAAGGAGCAATCACAATGAAGCAATATCTTCTTATCCTAAACGAATCAAAGCAGCGCTTTCTTTTCACAAAAGGAATTTATCCTGTTCTTCATAACGACTACTACCGCAACAATTAGGCGTTGCGGCAAGCACTAAAGCAATATAAAATTCTCCACGGCACTTTTTAGCGGTTTTATTGAGTTTCCAAAGAAAAAAACTTTTTGAAACCGAAAACGCCCCTGACGCGGCAACCCCATTTATTTACTTAGTATATGAAGGGGAAAGAAAACAAACTTCCCCATAAGGAGGAAACCGCAGATGGAAAACATAAAGCTACAAGACGAACTAAATAACGCTAAGGCAACAATTAATGTGATGTATGCGGAAATACAAGCTCTTAAAAGAGCAATAGCAGATAAAGAAATTGTTGCGGCGATAGAACAAGAATACGAGTATTAAGTTATTTGCCATAATAAATTCACCTTTTTGTAAGCGGCAGCAGCCATTGCCGCTTACACTTTTATTTTTTTTCATCGGAACTCAAAATTTGAGTTTCCTCTACCAAAATTTGAGTTTGCTCTAACAAGTTTTGGTAATTGATAGCTAAAATTTTGGTACAGTAATAATATATAACAATATCTAATAAAGATATTGACTCCGTCAAAAAAAAGAACAAGAAACAAATAAAAAACTAAATAACGCGACGGCTCCGCTTACGCTCGCCGCCGCTTAGACTAACTAAGATAGGGAAAGAAATTATTGGAATTAAAATTTGAAAAAATAAAAAATTTGTCCTATAATTTCTTTAGAAAGTAAAAAACAACTCCAAAGGAAGCCAACCTTACTTTTCTACCTATTGTATGAAGGGAGAAAGCTCCCGTTATATTATTATTTTTATCTTGGAGGTTTTATCTTATGAAATCAACTTTTGCCAATCAAAACATTTTTGAAATCAACCGCGATATGCCCGCAAAAGGGGCAAAGCGTCCTTACCTTGCTATTTATAATGATAATCTTTTCGGCGCTATGCAGGAATTAAGCGGTGAGGCCGCAATTAAATTGTATATCTATCTCGCCGCAAACCAAAACGGCTTTAATCTAAACTTTTCTCCCAAACACTTTGCTTTAGAGTGCGGTATGAGTGAAAACAGTGCCCGCGCTGCCGCAAAGCAACTTATGGAAAAGAACTACCTTGTTCAGGATGATACAAACCACTACAAGTTTTATGAGGTTCCGAAAAAAAGCATAGAGTTCATCAACCGCAAGGATAATGAACGCAGACTTGCGAAAACAACTGACGGTTTTATTGAAATCACTTATGCCGCCTTTAGAGAAGAAACTAAGGCTTCTGGATGGACAGACAAAGATATTGATGATAATTGGGAAACCTTTGAAGTTGTGGAGGAAAACCAAAAATGAGAGCGAACAGCTTATATAATTCAAGAATTGATGCCGCCGCACAAGAACTACAAAACACAAATGCCTTGAAATTATATTTGTTTGCTCTTGTGAGTAAAAAGCAATCTCTTTGTGATTTAATTTTTCCTATGGAAACCAAAGCGGCTTGCCGCTAAATTGTATTCAAGAAGCAACCAATCTGCTTCTATCAAAAGGTTATATTCGTGAGCAAGAAGAGTTTGTTCTTGTTAAATAAGGAGGAAAAGAATTATGAACTTTGTTAATAAAAATGATGGTGCCGCCGCCCGCGCCGCCGCCGAAAAAAATACCGCATTTACTTACCTAACCGCAACCGTAATACAAAAGAGCAAATACCTTGAGGAAATTTAGAGATACGACTTTTCTACCTATCTGAACCGCCTTGCTGAATTTTACTGCTACCCTATTGATACCTTTATGGAACTTTATAATCAAATGTTTATCTTTTAGGCAGTAGCGTATTTTCCCAAAACCTACGAAATCATAAAGAACACTGATGCCGCCCTATTTCATTGCTTGGATATTATCAAAAACAACTATTCTTGGTTCAGCAAGAGCTTCACTGGCGCAATTTAGGAAGATATTGATAGACTTATTGGCGTTCCCGAAAGCTTTGATGGTTATATGCGGCTTTGGAATAAACTAACGCCGCAACAATAGAACCAAATCAATTCCTTCTACAAAGTCTATATTAAGGGGTAATGCCGCCGTGGAAAACTTTTCTGAATCTCTTTCTTGCGGCAAAATTGGGGAAGAAATGGTTGCCGCCGCCCTTCAAAAGCGCGGCAACATTGTATTAGATGTTTCTTCCTGCCGCGATTACCAAAACAAAGACATAGATTTTCTTGTGTCCAAAAACAAACAAAAAACCACTCTTGAAGTAAAAAACGATAGACGAAGCGAAGAAACAGGCAATGTCTATATTGAAACCTACAACACAAACAACGCCAGCCGCAATAATGCGGGCTGGTTTTTTTATTGTGAAGCTGATTTTCTTGCTTTCGTTCAATAGTGCCGCCGCGTTGCCCACATTGTAAGCCGCCGCGACATTGTGAATCTTTGCGAAAGCAATTAGTTTCCTATTCGCCATATGGGCAACATTTCACAAGGCTATACCATTCCCATTAGCGCCTTGGAGCGTTGTCCTTCCTACTACAAACTTGACTTATAAGGAGAGATTACTATGACAGTATTAAATATGATTGTCGGCGCAATTTGTTTTGTTGCTGTTGCTACTTTTCTTGCCGCGTTATATGTGTGGGTGAAGAAGCAATGATGAAACGAATTTACAGCCTTAATCTTGCCGCATACATTCGTATGGCTACAGGATTAGAACCAGACTTAGAAATTGATTATAAAGACGGCAACGGGCTTGTTCATTGTGTGTTTCCTGAAATTGATGTTGTGAAGTATGCCATAGAGGATTACAAAAACGATGAATCCTTACAGCGTTTTCTTCACTCCTATGCGGAACTAAGGGAACAAATCAAGTTCGCCCGCGAAGAAGGGAGGGAACATTAATGCCGAACGGAAACCAAACAAAAGAAGAACGAATGAACCGCACATTAGAAACTTGGCTTGCTAACCCTCTTTCTTCTTTTGAAGAAATTGCCAAAGCCGCAGGGGTTAGTTATAGAACATTTCAACGCTATAGACAAGACGAAGCCTTTATGGCAGAGTATTCCCGCCGCTGTAAGGCTAAATTCAAAGCTCTTGAAGCCCCTGCAATTAGCCTTTTGCGGGAAGAGATGGACAGCCGCAACTGGAACGCCATTAAGTATGTTCTTGATGGCACAGGCTACAAACCTACAGACAAAGTAGAGGTTCAGCAAACAACCATTACTGTAAGTGTGGAGGACGAAGAAAATGTTGAAGATAAAGAACAATGAAATAACACTTTCTAAAGGTGATGCCGCCGCAATTACATTGGCTCTTTACTCTAACGGTTAGCCCGCAGAACTTTCAAAAGGCAGTAAGTTTGTTTTTTCTCTAAACACTCCCACAAAAATAGAAAAAGAACTTACCTCCACTACCCTAAGTTTTGAAAGCTCCGATACCGCCGCAATCCCAGCGGGCACCTACGAATATGATATTAAGCTTGTCTATGCAAACGGCGAACAAGTTGCCCTTATTTACCCCACCCAATTTGTTCTTAAGGAAGTGGTATAATGGCAGAGAAATTAGAACTATTTCTTTCCGCGCAAGAACCCCTTTCCTTAGAAGCATTTCAAACAACCATTGCTAACGGGAAAGACGGTATTACCTTTGTGCCGCACATTGATAATGAAGGTATTCTAAGCTGGACGAATGACGGCGGTTTATAGAATCCTTCTCCCCTTAAGATTAAGGGCGAAGATGGCGCGCCTGGTAAAGATGGCGCTCCTGGCAAAGATGGAACTAACGGTAAGGATGGCGCGCCCGGCAAAGATGGCAAGCCCTTTACTTATGATGATTTTACCGAAGCCCAGCTTGCCGCGTTAAAGGGCAAGGATGGTAAAGACGGAAAAGATGGAAAAGACGGAACCAATGGAACCAATGGAACCAACGGAAAAGACGGCGTTTCCCCTGTTCGTGGAATAGACTATTGGACTGACGCTGATATAGCAACCATTAAATCATATGTGGATAATGCTATTTTGGGAGGTGCTTGGTAATGTCTCTAAATGAGAAACTTACAGCTTTGGCTACAAGCATACGCACCAAAAGTGGCGTTAGCGGCAGTTTGAGCTTAGACGCAATGAAAACCGCAGTAGATAGTATTACCACTGGCGGCGGCGGTAGTTCCGATGATGAAGAATGGTATCAGGAGCCGCCTAACGATGGAAAGACAAGGCTATATATTGATGTTGCGTAGGAGCATAGAAAGAACATTTCTATACAATGTTTTTTAGTTAATGGAACTGAATCAAATGATATAAACCTTGATTGGGGCGATGGAAGTTCAAGTAGATTAAGCGTATATAGAATCTCTAGGGAACACACCTATCAAAAACTTGGTAAATATATTATTACCGTAAATGCTCCAACAAATAGTGTTTCTTTTGATTCTCTTGGATATTATGAAGAAACAAATTTAACCTTCCGCGAAAAAGTGCGAAAGATATATTTGGGAACGGATATTTCATCTACTCTTTCAACCATTGGCACTGCGCGAGCGCCAGCGTTATTATCTTTCAATATTGGAGGGTGCAGAGCGCCGATAGAAAACTATTTTCTATGTTCATATATTCTGAATCAAGATACTTTGGATTTAAGTCAAAATGATTTTTATACGACTGATTATGGGTATATCTTTTATCAAGGCGTTCCAACTATAAATACTTACAAATTGCCTAAAAACATTGCAACTATAGGAAATTATGGAAGCGTCTATGGCAACTATATTTATTTTCCGTCTGGCTTAACAAGTATTGGACGCTCTCTGAGCGTTGGCAATTATTAGGATAAAATAAAAGAACTACATTTTGCTTCAACAACACCTCCAACGATTCAAGCCGATACATTTGGATATTCCGATTACGCCTATAATTCAACCTGTAAAATAATTGTCCCCGCTGGTTGCGGTGAAGCCTACAAGGCTGCTACAAATTGGGCAAAATATGCAAATTAGATTGTGGAGGAAACAACAGATGCTTAAAACCGAACTTATGAATAACGGAACCCTTCTCCGAACCTATAGCACAGAAGGAAAGTATATCCTACAAAACGAAACAAACACCCGCTATATGGGCGAAGCGATAGATAAGGTGCCTTGTGCTTATACCTATACCGAAACCGAAGAATATGTTGAAGAAGATGCCAACGAACAAGATTATGTTGCCGCCTTACAACAATTTGGGGTGGAATTATGACGAAGCAAGAATTAAATGAAAAGGTTGCCGCCGCAAAAGCAGAAACCAAAGACGCATTAGAACAAGTGTTTTCTGCTCTAAATCCAGGCCAGCAAAAGAAACTTCTAAAAAATGCCGCAATCGCCGCCTTGTTTGAACGCTATGGGGCAAATCAATCTTAAGTTAAGTAGCAGGCTCTTTAATGCCGCCTACTATCCTGATTTGTTTGACTACTCCAATCGCTATTAGGTTTTCTATGGCGGCGCTGGTAGCGGCAAAAGCCATTATGTTTTTTAGAAGGTTCTGATTAAAGCCCTACAGGAGCCGCGCAAGGTTCTTGTGATTCGTAAGGTTGCCCGCACCTTAAAAGACAGTTGCTTTCAAATGGCGATTGATACATTATCTAAGTTCCAGCTTCTTTCTTCCTGTAAGATAAACAACTCTACCTTCACAATAGACATACCCAATGGAAGCACCTTTTTATTTAAGGGCTTGGATGATAGCGAAAAAATCAAATCCATCACTTCCATAACGGATATTGTGATTGAAGAAGCAACTGAAATCACGCAAGACGAATTTACCCAATTAGATTTACGCCTTAGAGCCAGAAAACCCAATTTACAAATTTACCTGATGTTCAACCCCGTTTCAAAAGTAAATTGGTGCTATAAATACTGGTTTGAAAAAGGAACGCCGCCCAAAACCAAAATTATAAAAACCACATATAAAGACAATCGCTTTTTGCCGCCGGATTACATTGCTTCTCTTGAGCGAATGAAAGAAACGAACTTCACCTATTGGAACATTTATGCCAATGGTGAATTTTGCAGTCTGGATAAACTGATTTACACCAACTGGCGGCAATATGATGAAGTGCCGCCGCAGAACCTACCTATCCTGATTGGCTTGGACTTTGGTTATATTAATGATGCTTCCGCGTTAATCGTAAGCCGCATAGACGAGGAGAACAAAAAAATATACATTTATGATGAACACTATGAAAAGGGCTTACTGAATGACGCAATCGCAAACATAATCAAATACAAAGGCTATGCCAAAGAACTTATCATTGCCGATAGCGCCGAAAAGAAAAGTATAGAGGAAATACGGCGTGAAGGAGTGCCGCGTATTCGTGCGGCGGTAAAGGGGCAAGGTTCCATTCTACAGGGCATTTAGAAGCTATAGCAATATGAATTGTTGGTTTCTCCCGCTTGTCCCAACTTAATTGTTGAACTACAAAACTACTCTTGGCTTAAAGACAAACAAACAGGCGAATACATTAATGAACCGCAAGACGCTTGGAACCACTGCTTAGACGCATTGCGTTATTCTCTGTAGTGCGTTGAGCAGCGGCAAAAACTCCAAACCTTAAGCAAGGCGGCATTAGGACTATAAAGAAGGTGAAAGCATAGTGTATAGATTAGACGAAAGCCGCGAACTTACGCCGCAGATGATTTAGCGGTATATAGATGAACACCGACAATAGGAACAGCGTTTATCTAACCTTTATGACTACTATAAAGGCATTACCGCGATTACAAAGCGGCGTTTGACAGACGCGACAAAACCCAATAATAAGGTTGTATCTCCCTACGCAGGATATATAACCGATACCTTCACAGGCTATTTTATGGGCGAACCCGTAGTTTATCAGTGCGAAAAAAATGAAGAACTATTGAGCCGCCTGAACGAACTATTTAACTATAACGATGAAGCCGCAACAGACGCAGAATTAGCAAAGGACGCTTCCATTTTTGGCGTTGCCTATGAATTGCTCTATACGGATGAAAACGCGGACATTCGTTTTAAGAAAATTGACGCAACAAAAGCAATTCCAATCTTTGACAACACATTAGAAGAAGATTTGCTTTACTTTATTCGCTATTATGACGATACCGATATTATGAGCGGCAAGAAAACCACATATGTTGAAGTCTATAGCCGCGAATGGATTCGTTATTATGTGGATGAATACGCCTTGAAGCTGGTAAGGGAAGTTCCCCACGCTTTTAAGGGCGTTCCCATTAATATTTACCAAAACAACGAAGAAGAGCTTGGAGACTTTGAAAATGTTATTTCTCTAATTGACGCATATGATAAAATCACAAGCGATAGCGTTAATGATATGGAATATTTTGCAGACTGCTACCTTGCCCTTTATGGTATGAGCGGCACAGAAGCGGAAGATATTGCCGCAATGAAAGAACAGCGTGTTCTTCTGATGGAAACAGACGCAAAGGCAGAATGGCTAACTAAATCCATTAATGATACTTATGTTGAGAATTTGAAGAACCGCTTAGACGCGCAAATTCATAAATTTTCAAGGTGCCCCTCTATGACAGACGAGAACTTTGCTGCAAATGCTTCTGGCGTTGCTATTAAGTATAAGCTAATGGGATTAGAAAACGCCACCAGCAAGAAGGAGCGGGCTTTCAAAAAAGCCCTACAACGCCGCATAGAACTTATCTGTAATATCTTTGGCGTTATGGGTTCTGATTATGATTATCGTGATGTTCAAATGGTATTCACCCGCAATATTCCCGCTAACCTTATTGAAATGGCAGATGTTGTAAATAAGATTGGCAATCTACTAAGCAAGGAAACCCAAATTTCCCTACTTCCTATTGATGTGAATCCAGAAGCCGAACTAAAGCGCCGCGAAGAAGAAGAAACCATTGCCTATGACTTTGAAGGTGAAGAAGATGACGAACGATTATTGGGAGAAGCGAGTTCTGGAGAACGAAGCCAAAGCCCAGAAATACGCGGCACAGAGCCTAAAGCGGCAACGCAAGCTCTATAAATCTACATATAAGCGCATTGCCAAAGATATTGAAAGTCTTGCCTTAGAGCTTTTAGAAAAAGGCACATATGGCAAATTAAGCCGAAGCGAATTATGGCAATACAAAAAATACATTGACTTACAACAGGCAATAGGCAAAATTCTTGAAAACCAAAGCGGTTAGCAAGTTAGCCTTACTACCGCCGCATTGGATAAATGCTTTTTTAACACCATTGGTTCTACTCTTAAAGAATTAAATGTTGCTGATAATATTGCCTATACCATCTTAAACGACACACAAGTTAATCAAGTTCTTAATACCGCTTGGAGCGGCAAGCATTATTCCGAACGCATTTACGGAACCAATAGCCGCATTGCCGAACGCATTAAGAACGATATTACAGATATGGTTGTGATGGGTAAGAATACGGAAACCATCAAAAAACAGCTTATGTCTGATTTGAATGTATCTTATTCATACGCTGACAGGCTTGTAAGAACCGAAGCAAGCCATATTTATAACGAAGCCGCAAAGGCAGCATACAAAGAAGCCAAAGTTGAAGAAGTTGAAATTCTGGTTGAAGATGATGATAACCTTTGCGAAGAGTGCGAAAGCCTACGCGGCACTTATATCCTTGGTTCAGAGCCGCGACTTCCCGCACACCCTAATTGTAGATGCTGCTACGCGCCTGTAGTAGATTTGAAATCACAGGAATAAAAATACTGTTGCTTGAGGGGCGGCAATAGCGCCGCAACTCATAAATGGAGGTTATTTTAATGGAAAACGAAAACACCAATGTAAATACTGAACTTCAAAACGAAGGGCAGGATAGCACTCCCCGTTCCTATACGCAAGAAGAAGTTGATATGCTCTTACAACGCGAAAGCGATAGACGAGTTTCTTCTGCATTAGCAAAGCAAAAAAAAG